ATACACCTCAGCCAGGTAAAACGGCGAGACATACTGCTTCGCACTCCGCGCTTTGAGTTGCTGCAGCCTTGCACGGGCACTGGACTGACGGCCTGAAAGGGCCTCCACTCGAGCCAGGGCAGCCACCGCCGGAGCACTGCTGTTTGAAAGCTGAACCGACTTCTCCTACTCGGCCGTCGCGAGCGGGTATTGCATCTTCTGTGCATAGTCAATGTTGTTAGAGGCTGTACCAGAAGCATTCTTACCCCGCATAACTTGATCTCCGTAGAGATTAGCTTGCGATTGATAGAGCGGGCTACTGAAGTATGAATTTGGATTTGCGTACAGTTGCGACAGAGCACTATTGAAAGGAGCAGCCTGACCTTGAGCAGTGCCATACATTCCCTGAAGGCTACTACCAATGTTGTTATTGGCAGCGGTGGAGTATAGTGCACCTAGACCGCCTGCGATTGCTCCGCCGTAATTGATAGAGCCATCTGGATTAGTAAATGAGTTAGGAGTGTTGATGCCAGTCGTCTGAGGTTGTGTACCACCAGAGGCTTGTTGTGGCTGTGAAACTCCTGTCTGAGGCATCATACCTGTTGCTCCCGCGACCCCGAGGCCGGCTTGAACGTAATTACCACTTAATGCATTTCCCCCAATATTAAGGGCACTTCCGAGATCTTTATTGCCGGTGGCATTCGCGACATATCCACCTGCTTTCATTCCTGTGCCAATCTGTGTAGTGGATAGACCACCACTAGCACCTAGTCCTGCTTCTGTGATACCCGCGTCGGTACCTGCTCCTGCGCCAGCAGATCCCACGACCCCCGCTGTACTAGCCACATCAGTACCACCAGCGGCACCGCCAGCAGCAGCCCCACCGCCAGCAGCTCCAGCGCCAGCAAGAGCAGCGCCACCATACATAGCAAGAGCCCCGAGACCAACGGTCCCCACGAGGTTCCACATATTGCCGCCAGTATCTCTTGCTTGGTCAACTGTCTGCCCCGTAGCTAGATTCTTCTGTAGATAATCCTGTCCGTTATTGACGGCAGTGTTCTGCCATGGCTGTACTTGTGAAGGATTGAAGTTGGGATCTAGTTGCCACGTCCCATCATTCCCCCCAACTTTGATAAGGCCAGCCGTGCCAGAGTCGAAGCTCTGAGTCATGGCATTACCAGAGGCATCAGAGTAATATGCTCCAGTACCACTCCCGGGATCTGGGGCATGGTAAGTCAATCCTGCATACTGCGCCGAGGGATCGGACGCAGGGGACTGGAACATGCCAGCTAGAGTAGGAGCAGCCATTATTTGATGAAGTAGAACCCGGTTACAGAACTGTTACCTGATGTGGTGTATGTGCTGGCAGTGTCATTGAGTAGCACCGATGCCGTCACAGTTAACCAACCTGCTGGAGTGGTGACTGTTAATTGCCGTAGTGGCCAGCTGGCGGTCAAATTGACAGAAGGAGAGGATGCTACAGTGAAAGGAAGCAGAAGCTGTTTGCTGTTCCCCCACGATGTGATTGTTCCGCTGTTGACAATTGTGAAGACACAGATAGGGCCAATTTGTGCATACCATCCGAGGATCGTACCGGTAAAGGTAGGACCACCGGAGGCAGGGACAGGATTGAAGGAGGTCGTTTTCGTATTCTGAATAAACGATCTCCAATTCATATCATTGGTAGCGATTGTCCCATCAGGTGGAATAGTACTAAAGGATTTCATGACACGCCGATGTTGTACTGGACATCAAAGGCTCGGTGTTCAGCATTGCCAATTCCCGTCATGGTCAGGGCTAGCGCGAATCTCCGGGCTCGGATGACGTTGCTCCAATAGACGGCGTTTTGGTATCCGTCTGCACTAGGAGACTTAGTAGTGCAAGTGACAGCATTGACATAAGCAGGATTATTGTAATAGGAGAGGGTGAGAGTGTTAGCACCGTAATCACCAACAGCATCAACCCTTGCGACATGCTTCCAGTAGTTGACTCCAAAGTCGATCACCTCGCTGGTATAGGTAGCACTATTCGAGATTGTAGATTCTAGGTCAGAGCTTTGAACACAGGCATACCCATCGTTGGTATTACGAGCAGTAATGAAGTACGGCCTATGGGTTCCCGTAGTGGGGTTGTTAACATGCAGGATGTTGGTGCGGAGAGTCGTCAGGCTATTCGTGTATAGGTCTGTCGTGGTCATTGTCCACCAGACATCTCCCTGCGTGTAGTAGCAAAGGGCAGTACTGGACCCAACAAAGGTGATCATGATGTGGGTGTTGCTATTCAGGACGATCGACTCTACACTGGCGATGTTGGTGTACGAACCGGATGCCCAGTAGTTCAGTACATCCTGTACATACTGAGTAGCAACTTCGGTAAGTTGGTAGTTGCTGATCTTGTATACGCTGTAGAGACTGTTGTCATTCTTCCCAATGAAGTACAGATCATCCGTATCCCGAGCTACGAAGGGAGCACGATGTTCAAAGTTGACTTTGGGTGGACACCACACACCCATGTTCTTAGCATAGAGAACCTGTCGAGACAGTGGAGATCCTAGACCATTCCCCGCATCATAGAAGAACTCCACAGAGTTGGATCCAAAGGCTACTAGGTGGTTGTGATGCTTGTCCAGCCAGTAGATTTCACCCGGATAGATTGTGGCATCTGTGTATTCAGTGGTATTCCAAACAGTGTATCCACCGCTCGCTGAGGAGTTGTAGATGACGTTGTAGTTGGCGTTCCCTGACAACAGAGCCGAGAGCGATCCGACAGCAAACATATAACTGTCAAGATACACAAGACCGCGAGCAGAATCGATGTTCTCTGCTAGTGTCGTAGTAGCGACAAAAGTCCCAGTAGGGACATTGTAGGAGGAGATGTTGAACGCACCAGTGCTTACGTTGTTACTACCGAAATACACGAAGCCCTGGTCTGCATTGGAAGGATCGATGACAGAGGTTCCGCTACCAACAGATAGATTCGTAAGGAAGTTAACACCAGCAATAACTGGGTTATTCGTAGTGAATGCACCAATAGCGGTGCCCACAGCCACACCAGATTTATAGGCAAAGAACACAGTGGTTGGATTGGCAAGCTGTTCAGAACCCGCGACCATTGGACCAAGACTGGTTAATGGATTGGGAGTGGTCAGCGCATTGGTGGTGGAGAGTGACTTAAAAGCCTCTCTCTTGTTTACTGTGATGATAGGCTTATCTTGGAACTGCTTGTTCTCCACAGGAAAACAATCCAGGTAGTTAAGGCTACCAGGAATGCGGGAGGCATTGGCAGCGACTTCAAAGGGCTGACCAAGGGCAGCGATACGTTGGGTGTCGTGACTACTTCCTTCGGGAGCCTTGGTGTATGCCATTAAATCATCCGTGGTTGGAACGTGATGGAACCTTCCTCAGTACCGTAGGACAGGGCCATCGCAATGAATTCATCTCTATCAGACTTGAGTGCGGCACGTTGAGTAGGATCGATACCATACTCAGGAGCTAGGAGATAGGCCAGTGCGTAGGTAAGTGGTAGAGTCCATTCGATTGGGAAGTCTGGCTCGTCTGTTCCGGTGGTGAAGTCTTGGTAGGGTCGCTGGTAACGGATGTACAGGGAACCGTTGACTTGCCAATAGGTGGGATCTGGTAGAGGCCATACTTTGACAACTCCAGAATTACGAAGGGGTTGGTAGAAGAGATGTACAGGGGCGCCGGTGCTGGTTTTGTTTGAGAGGATTTCATAGTCTTCATAAGTGTAGATGTTCAGGGGAACAGAGATAGAAGAAGTGTTGTCAATCCGCAACGCCTGTAGTACTTTGAGGGGGGCAACACTATTGATCGTTTGCCCGATTCCAATGGTCACCCCTGCTGTAGTTCCTATTAAGGACATAGCAATGGTCTGCTCCGTGGTAGCCCAGACAGGCATACCATAGGTCATGAACAGTTTGATCAGTGGGTTGATGTTGGCTACAGCAGCTGTATACCGTGCATCGCCAGCAGTGACTGTTTCAAAGTCACCGGCCTGCATGACCTTACGGAGAGCCCCAAGAACAATACTGTTCTGATTAGCCGAGTAGGTATAGACTCCAGAGGTTGCCATTAGACTGCAACTCCACCATTAGAAGTAGTTCCTGCACTATTACCTGGGATGGTGTTAGCGCCCTTGAATAGGGCACCAACATTGACATTATATTGTTGGCCTGTCGTGCCTGCTCCAGAACCAGCACCACTAAATGTCACACCAGCCATTGAGATTTGTCCACCAGTGATAGCAAAGAAATCTCCAGCGACTGTCAAAGCATTGGGCAGAGTGACAGTAGTGGGGCCATAATTTACCATACCAAGTACGGTGCAGGCACCATGATTGGTTACATTCCCACTAACTTGATATGGACCAATCATATTGAGAATACCAAGTTGGTTGCACTGCCAATGAGTACCACCAGTAAATGTGCTAAAATCAATGTGCTGAAAGTCGATCAATCCAAACTGAGATGCCAATAGTCCCGTAGCTCCCGAACCCCCTGATGTCATCTTAATACCTTGGACAGTTACGTATCCACCATCCTTGGCAGAAATCCCAATTCCGGAAGCGGGGACTTGCCAAATAAAGTTACCCCAATTAGCAGGAGTTCCTGACGTATCCCCTTGAATGTAGATTTCAGTGTTGGCTACAAGATCACCATAAACAATCACTTGTTCAGTAATTGTTTGACCACTGGTCAATTGAATAATTGAATGTCCTGCACCTTGGAAATCAAGATTATTTTGACATACCGACACAGCATATTGTACAGTTGCAAAGGCGTTTCCAGTCCCTGCAGCTAAGCCATCGTTAAGATTGTTACCGTTAACATTGTCTACATAGAAGGTGGGGGCATTCGCAGTGACCCATCGTTGAGGATAGGGCGTAATTACCCAGGTATTGTTGTCGTTATAGACTGTGATATTCTGTCCTGGCCATAGAATGAAATTACTATACCCAGCAATCTGCATAGACTTTCCACGAGTGGTGTCTTTATTTACCAATACGACTTTGAATGCAGCAGGATACCCAGCAGGGGATGCCAGGGTCATAGTAAAGAATCCACCACTTAGATCAAAGATCTTTCCATTGTCAGCAGTGACAATAGTATAGTTAGCAGATTTACCGTATGAGCCTGGGGCAGGAATACCCAGATTATTAAGCACCTGTGTCGCTGTAGTGGGAGCTACTCCTGCTGCCCCAAGCGCACGATAGATGGCGATGTTAACATCATTAAACCATGCAGCAGGTACGGGGGTTGTTCCATCAACGAAAGTAGTATCAGACATTTAGCCTCCGTACTGGGGGGTGACAACACCAGCTACCATACAGCCAGCAACACCTACACCAGCAATACTAACTGAATTCGCTAGAGTACATGCAGGACCAACACCTGGAGTGGTGGGAGTGATGTACCCATCTGTGTCATATGAATAGGGAAGAATGTTGGATTTCTCCACAACGGCACGGAGAAAGTCCTGGGGATGCCGTGGCTCCCAGTCTTCCTCACATACCAGCATCCCATCCCACCGCTTCCTGATCTTATCTGACTTGACCTTCTTCAGACAAGACATGCAATAGATATTCCATACACCAGGGCGGTAGTACTCTTCGACATCAGGCATTTAGCTTCTGCTCAATTCTATCAAGTCGGACGAACAACTCGTCCTTGAAATCTTTCAAATCGTCCTTATGGACGTAGCGGATCTTAACTTCCGTAATGTCTTTTTCTAGTTCACGGATCTTAGCGTCCTTGTCGTGTAGATCGGATCGTATTTGTTCCATTGATGTCCTAATGAGGTAAATTACAATACCCATCAAACCAGTAAAGAGCCATGATACGACGTGCCAGATGTCTGGCCCGCTCATTTAATTACCCATGAAGCAGTATGCAGTAGCATTCGTACCAGTCACGTTGGTGACGTTGGCACGGAGATATCGATACGAACCTACGATAGTAGCGATATCGTTGTCGAACGAAGTGCCTGACAGGGTTAGCGTCGCCAGGGCAGTCTTGCCCCAATAGGGATTAGCGAAGTTAATCCAGTAGACACCGGGGGAAGTTGCTAGACCCGTAGGCGCTGCGGCAACAGTCAGGCTTGTGGCCGAGACTGATGCAATCGTAGTGCCGGCGGCAAATCCAGGGCCGGTAACAACCATCCCCGCAGTGAGGGAAATCATCTTCTGGTCTTGTCCAAAAGCATTTGGATAGACGTTCCAGTTTGTTGGAACAGCGAAGAAGGACCCAGGACTGGTACCCGTCACAAGAGCGGTGCCAGTTGGGAAGGTATTCTGTAGGGTAGCCATGGTGTAACCGAAGGTGGGTAGAGTAACCGTAGTTGACGAGTTCGTCAGGACTACTGGAATGGTTACGCCCATACCGGTCATTTCATCATTGCTAGCTTGAATGTTAATCGTCGCAGTGCATACACCAGCCGTGCCCTGAACGATACCGTGGACAGTGGTATAGATGCCGTCCTTATACTTACCATTGCTAGGGGCATTAATGGTTGTACTCCAGCTAGACCCCGGAGTTTGCCCACCCCACGTAAAGGGATGTAGTCCCTTGGTATGGCAGACTAGTGATACATTGCTCATTTGATCTCCAAGAGATAGCCCCCGAAGGGGCTATCGGTTAACGGAAGTACTGTACGAATACTACCCATGGACCACCAGTCGTAGCTTGCGTGAATCCGGACGTAGCAGTTTCATAGAAGTAACCATAGATTTCCACATCTTGTGTCGGTTCGATGAAGTAGTTATAGTTACCGTCACCGCCCAGACTCGGGCTTAGACGGGTTGAAACAGACCACACCTGGGGAGTACCTGGGAAGGTACCAGATGCAGCAGCTTGCCAGTACGCCGTTGGAGTGGTAGCAGCAAACACGCCGATGTTCTTCTGAGCCAGTGGCCATGAATAGCCCACCGCAAGACCGCCAGACTGAACACTCTGTTGCAGGAAATAACTAGCTTCAACAATTAGACCTTGAGTCGTGGTTGCTGTAGTTGAGGCGATGGTGTAAGTGAACTTGGTTGGATCCGACGCATCAGGGGTAGGACTGACCTGAGTCGTGTTCTGGATCGTACCAGCCGCACCTACGGTATTGAAGTTCGTAACGCCTGTATCTGATACAAAGATGACATCACTTGAAGTCAGACCATGGGGATACGGGCAAACCACAGTAGCGGTTGTACCCGCCGCAGTGATGCTCGTAAACCCAATGCTACGGCCAATCATGATAGAGGCAGCAGCACCTGTACCAGCGGTATTCGACTGGGCAGGGTTGACGACAGAGATCCCGGTGATAGTTGCATCACCAGGAAGTGCCATCTTGAGACCAACTGCATTACCCTGGCCCTGATAGCCAAACAGATTTGTGTTGTTGTTTGACAACACCTGCTTGTTATCGGTACGCTTGATAACAAAGGTCTTGCAGTAGATGTCCTTGGATGGACCAGACTGGGGCGTAATGAACGGGTCAGGATATTTCCACATAGGGTCTCCTTAGACTAGCGCCCGAAGGCCCCAGTCATTACGCGCCGGCAGAGCCAAAGATACCACGAACATCCGTGCAGCCGAAGCTGTAACGGCCAGTGGCCTTGTACTTGGCATTTTCGGTGTCAAAATCGTTATCTTCGGTGAACTCGTCAGGACGCCGCTCGAAGTACTTCATACCATCAGGTACATTGGTCCGAATGAACCAAGCATCTGGGTCAGTCAAGAAGTGGTTCAGGTGGACACCATCTTGGAACTTACCCAGGTCAGCCAGAGCATTAGGATCGTTGTTATCGGTCCCAACTCGCTTGGTTGCCTTGAGGATACGATGAGCTTCAAACTCCAGGTTCCAAGGAATAATCAGGCTCTTGGGAACCGCTTGGATGATCAGGCCACGATCGTTCTGGAATGCAGCGATCTGGATGACAGCTTGCTCAAGAGCAGCTTCGGAAAGATCCTGGGCTACTGCAAGAGTGTTGCTCCAAGTACCACCAACAACGTTGGGGTGGGAGGCATTGATAAGTGATGTACCGTCGCCAAAGGTGTAGGCGCTATTGAAGGCACGGTTGTAAACATTCGCACCAACAATTTCCTTGGTCTGACGCATACTGAATGCCAGACCCTTTGACCGCTTCTTCGCCACTACGTCGTACAGATCGTCTTCGATCATTTCACGGGTGATGATAAACCCAAGACCGTAAACAATGTGCGTGTAGCGAGTTACGAAGCCTTGACGTTGAGTGTCGTAGCTGATCGGCGTACCTTCTGGCTTTTGAATTGCATAGCCGAAGGAAGTGATCATTACGTCTTCTTCGTAGTTACGCTTTGATGTTTCTTTCTCGAACAGCTTGTCGTGTTCGACTGGGTACTCGTCGTACGACTCTCCATACCAAGCATTGATGCCGGGCCAAAGAGCCTTTGCGATCGAGCCAGTAGTGATTGGCATTGTCATTTAAAGGGCTCCTTAGATACCAGCAGTGCCTTGGTTGTAGAAGTGATTAACTGCAATCACCTCAACCTTAGCGAAAGTGCCGGAAGTGGATAGATCTTGATCGATACGCTTACTGTAACCGAAGACCTTGAAAGGCACGGTGGCAGCGAACGTGGTAGCAATTGAAGCTTGGTTGACCATCATGCCTGACAGACCAGCGCCACCGTTAGCGGTAGCAGCAGGAGCATACAGACCGATAAGCATACCGGCTTCACAAGTACCCGCAGCTGAGGCGACGTTAGGTGCAACAGCAGCACCCGCAGCACCACAAAGCTGTACTTCATAGATTAGATCTGGTGCATCCGCTACCCAGACATAACGTCCGTTAGCGTTCGATGCTGGATTGAAACCAGCGTTCTGAAGGTTAGTTGGATCAACCTTCATGCCGACGATACACCCGAGAACGAGTGTAGAACCGGCGGTAGTCATGCGTGAGACAATAGGAGTACCGGGAGAATAAAGAATTGCGCCACTGACGTTACCAGTGTCTGCGTTGACCGTAGTGCCGACGAACGACACCATGTCCCCTACTGCATACGCATTTGCATCCGTGGATGGAATGTAGTACAGATTCACCTGACCATTGAAGGGAGACCCATCAAGGTGGCGAACTGGACGAAAACCATTCGGACGATTTACGTTTGCCATTTAAAGTCCTTAAAGTGGACTAGCCTTTGGACGCGTACCCAATTTGAATTGAGCCGTATTGCCCTTCGCTAGTCTTAGGCTTCATTCCGGCTTCCGTAGCATCGATTTTTTCGGCCTTTGATTTCTGGTCTTCATTGTAGAATTCTTTCTCAATGGAAACCAAGACCTGTTTCTGTCCACCACCCACACTCACTGTGTTGTCGATAGGTGTTGCTACATCAGTCCGTTGACCCCCCACAAGGAAATCCTTGATGTTCTCAATCTTCCACCCACCTTCTTCAAAGATTGACATACGATGGGCTTCTGCATTGATCAGCCGGTATTCCCGGTTGGGATCAGTATTTGTTAGTTCGAGGCGTCCACGCTGTGATACTGGCTTGCGCTTTGGACGCACTGGGCGGTCTACCGCTAGTTTGGTCTTATCCATTATAGTCCCCGTGACTTCTTAATGTCTGCAATGTACTTCTCTTTAGTGATCGGTGCGCCGGCCTTAATCATGTTGTCGATGGCCTTCTCTTCATCAGCGGTGAGCTTAAAGCCATCACCGCGAGCAACACGCTGCTTACCTGCCTCCACTACTGGAGCATCACTATCCTTATTAGGATTCCTGAACTTCGCAGGGAAGAGTGACTTCGCCTGCTTGGTGATCTCTTTGAGAACCTCTGGGGGTGTCATCCCCTGCTTAGCGAGTTTGGAACCTTTGGCATCAGCCCATGCGGTCATGTCATCATCTGACAGGTACCAATCATTAGCCTTCTTCCATTCGGTAAACTCGGGAGCTTCCTTCTGTACTTGTGGTGTGACTGGAGGTGCAGCCTTCAGGTCATCGATCTTGTCCC